GATGGTGCGAATCCATCCCCCGCAACAACCCGAGGAGGCTGGGTAACGCCAGCCGACGACATTTTTCTTTACGTATAGAGCCATCAGAGCCAATTAGCGCAGTAATGCGTTAGTTGGCTCTTTTTTATACATTAAAATTTTAAAAACGATATGAAAACAAAAATCAAGGAAGCACTGCGACAGGAGTACAAGACACGACTGGAGCTTAGTGAAGAGGCTTTAGAAGGGGTAGCCGCTTTCGGAACAACTTACGTGACCAAAGATGAGGAAATCAGCAACTTCGTCAAAGGGGCTGAGCCGATGTTAAAGGCATTTGTCAGCAATGCAGACAAACTCAGAACTTCTTATTCGGGCCGTATTAAGACCAACGAGGACACCATTAAGGCCAATGAAGAGAAAATCAAGGATTTGGAGGCTAAACTGGCAGAGGCGACAAAAGGCAATCAGGGCGGTCAAGGCAATCAGGGCAACCAAGGTGGCCAAGGGAACCAAGGCAATCAGGGCGGTAACAACAACAACCCCGAGGAGTTGCAGAAGTTAATCGCCGCTGCAGTCACCGCAGCAATCAACCCGCTGCAGGACAAACTCAATTCTTACGAGGCGGAGCGCACGGCAAAGGCTCTTGTGGAAGGTGTAAAGACCGAGTTCTACAAGAACGAGTACGTGAAGGCTTACGAGAAGGAGGCGGGTCTTGCATGGAAGAACGCTGTGAAGGCTTTTGAGAATGGCGGAAGCAAGATGACTTCGGAAGAGTTTACCAAGGAAGTGAATGACACCTTCAACGAACTGTGCTCTCTCAAGGGCGTGGATACCACCAAGCCTTTCAAGGGTCAGGGCGGCAAGGAAGATGAAACCTTCGATGCGGAGGCGTTGAAGAAATCCCTGCAGGCGAGCGGACGTTTGCCCCAAGATGCAAAGTAAATTTATTGTTCAATTAAAAACATTGCTTTATGGCTAATTACGGTAATGAGTTTTCTCAGAAGCAGGTCGCAGCGGTTGGTGCTGAGCGCATCAACCTTTGGGACGCAACGGAAGAGTTCTATCCGAGCGGTGCGGTGTTCACGGCGAACAGCACTTATAAGGTAGGCTCTGTGATTCCTGCAGGAACCCCCGTGACGGTTACTACCCCTGGCGGTGCAGCAGTCCTGAACGGAGCGACTCCCGTGGGTCTTTCCTATGAGGATGTGGTTGTCGGTACTATCGGCTCCACCCTGACTGTCGTTACTCGTGGTCGATTCCTTGAATCCCGCAGTAAGGCTACTATCACTGACGCACAGAAAGAAGTGCTCAAAGGTCGAATTTTGTTTGTAAAGGAGGCGTAACGTATGGATGCAAGATTTTTAGGACTTGACAATATCCTCGCAACACTGGGTATTAACTCAAGCAAATCGTTCGAGCTGTACTACACTACGGCTCTTGAGGGTCGTGAAACTCTCGATTTGAATATTGAAGGCTTTACGTGGGATGACCCGCAGTTGGACTTCACCTACGAGGCTTTGGAGGCCGAAGGCAAGTTGAAGGGTATGGCTACTTATGTAGACCTTAACTCCGAGCCTTTGGCACGTGGCAAGGAAACCAGCCTTGCTAAGTTGAGCGGTTCCATCCCCCGTCAGAAGAGAAAACTTCTGCGTGGTGAGAATGACTACCGCAAGCAGCTCATCGCATTGAACAACGCAGATGCTATGGCCCGTCTGAAAGGCGAATCGCCTTACGCTACGGTACGTGACTATCTGAACAACACGCTGTTCGATACCTTGTCTGAGATTCCCGATTCTCACAACGCTTCTCTGTCTTATCAGGTAGGTCAGATGAAGTCGGCCCGCAAGTTGGCTCTGACCGCAGATAACAACCCCAGCGGTATCACTGGCGTTGAGTTCTCCGCTCAGGTTCCTGACGAGAATATCGTGAGCGAACCTTGGTACACGGAAAAGGACGGTGCTGTCACCTATGTGGATGACGCTGACCCGCTCCTGACGCTCAAGAAGAAGATTCGTGAGATTAAACTTGACCCCTACAAGGGTTACAAGAATGTCACTGTGGAAATCAACGCCACCACGTTCTTCAAACTCGTTGAGCATCCGAAAATCCTGCAGCGTTTGGGTTACTCTTTGCGCCCCGACCTGCGTATTGTTCCCGCCAACGACAAGAACGCTCAGACGGTCGGTTACGAGAAGTATCTGTCCGAGGGTGACGAGTTCATCAAGTCATTCTTCCAGCGTGCCATCGGTGCGGACACCGTGCTTTTGAACACTACGATTGTCGGTGTGGACAAACTGAACGCAACTACCAAGAAGTTTGCCACCGAGAAATTGGACGTGTTCGAGCAGGATGTGGTTCTTATCCGTCCTTCGGGCAATATCGGTACAATCAAGAATGTTGTGCCCTTGCGTCCTGACGGCTCGGCTATCTCCGCAGGCATCTTCGGCAACCGTGGTATCATCGAGTACCGCTACAACGCTGCGACCCGTGAACAGACTTGGGTATCAGAACTTACGATGCTCGCTGTTCCCAACCAGCCCAAGAAGATGTTCTATTACAACATCAAGGGCGAGGCTACCGAGGCAAGCGCAGCAAGCACGCAGGCTGACGAGGAAAGCAAGTAAATTAAAGTGTGTGTAACCGTAAAACGAACGTAATTATGAAAGTAGAGGCGTATTTGAGGTCAAAGGTCACGGGTTATCCGTGGGACAAGGACACACTGGAGGCAGCGTGCATCTCGCCCTTGTTTGCCAAGCCGTCCAAGCTCGAACCCATCGACTTGAATGACGAGATAGAGGCGATAGCAGATGACGAGGCAAAGACCAAGAGCCTCAAATATGCTGTATCTACTTTATATTACGCCGTTTCGGGGGTATTCAGTGGAGGGTCAAGAAGCGAGCAGGTGGGTGATGTGAAAACCTCTGTTTCGGGCTACGAGGTCACTCAGGCCGACAGAGAGTATTACCGCAACCTTGCCGATTCTTTGCGTGATGAGATTGAGTGTGAAACGGAGGAAGCTGTGGATGAGGGCGGATTGTTTGACGCCAGCACGCTGCGGAAGCCTCAAGCACGTAAAGGCTATGGAGTACATTAAGTTCGATGACACTTGCAAAGTCCTGCGACCGACTAAGGAGAAGGACGAGTACGACAACTACATTACGGAGGTTGTCTACGAGGGCGAGTGCAACTATCAGAAGGGCGGACAGACATCCTTGTCCATTGTGACGAGAAACGATGTGGTCTACCTGCCCAGCAATGAGGCGATAGTCAAGGAGAACGATACGGTCACTGGGGTTACGTTCAACGGACGTGAGTTTATGGGCGTGGTAAAGGTGGCACGTGACATCCGTATGCCGATTTCGGGCGAGGAGTACACGAAGATTGAACTCACGAGAGCGACTGGAACATAACCGCTACGGAAATGGCAACGAACAATCTATTGATTTTCAAGGTCGGTCTGAACCGATTCGTACAAAGTCAGATAAAGCCGCAGCTTACGCAGGCTCTTTGCGTGGTGGCTGACGAGATTATCCGTGTCATTGAGGCCTCGTTCGAGCCTACAAGTACCCCGCCACAGAGCGGTGACGGTAACGTGGATTTCCCCGTTTACACCGCCAACCTGCGTGACGCAACGGGTATAGGTGTTTATTGTGACGGTGTTCTAATGGCTTACAGACCCAACGCCATAGCGCAGAAAAAGCAGAACGGCAAGTTCGGCTATCAGTTTCTCGAGGAGGCCCTGCAGAAGGGCCAGCACACGTACAATACGGGTGTTTGGATAGTCCTTTTCTCGGCAACCCCTTACGCATTGAGCATCAACCTCAAGGGTTCCAAGTGGGGACGGGGTGTAGGATTCTTCGATTCACTGAAAGACGAATTGATAAGCCAAGTTTCCGCCGCCATCAACAGCGGCATTAAAGTGATAACCATTCCGATAGGATTTGATATATAAATTCCAATAAGGATTTGAAACATGAAACAGAAGGTAAGAATCAGCGACATTGAGGCGGACAAGGCGTTAAAGACGCTTCTTGAGGGCAACGTCACGTTGGCTAAGTCCGCAACCGTAACGGAAACCTTGGAGGTGTACGCCAGTTACGAGCGTCCGAACACGGGTCTTGCCGATGAGTTCATTTCGTGCTACAACAACGGCACGATAACCTCCGTGACGCATCCTTTCGGAATGTTTACTGGGTATTTGGCCGTTAGCGTTTACTGCAAGGCGGAGTCGGATACGACAGCGAAAAGAAAGAACATCAAAAAACTCCTACGGCAAGTGGAGGATTTGATTAATGAGAAGAAGGTGATTTACAATGACATATCTTATTTCTTTCAACTGACACCGACACCGATTACCCCCACTACGGTTAGCACGACTACCGGGTATTCCACTACTGTTTTGAACGTGATGTGGCATACCGTTTAACGAATAAAATTATTAACTTCAAAATCTTACTAATATGGCAAAGATTACAAACGCAGGTATTACTGAGGTGTTCAATGGCCAGTCGGACATTGTACTGTTTGATGAGGTGAATATCACGTCTACAACCACTCTTGCGCAGGTTATTGCGTCGGGCCGTTCACTCGGTCAGGTAGTAGAGGATTCCACCTCTTGGGATGGTGATGAGCCTTCTTTGGATTCCATCAAGGACGAGCAGGGTGACGTTATCGTGGTCAATCCCACCAGCGGCACTTATGCCTTCTCTTGTGATTTGGCCTCCACTGAGGACGCATTGCTCAAGACCTTCTTGAAGGGTGCATCGGTAACTTTGGCTGATGGTTCTACCACAGAAACCATTACCGACATCAAGGACATTGTGAAGTTCGGCACTGAGCTGCCCGTCATCACCCGTCCTATCGCTATCGTCAATGACGAGGCTAACAAGATTCTGCTCTTCCCGAAGGCGAAGATTATCGGCAATTTGAACCTCGACAGCAAGTTGTGGAGAATCCATATCTCCGCTACCGCAGAGTTCGTGGATACTGCGAACCTCGGCACTTGCATGAAGTTCAGCGGCAAGCCCGCTTATGCTGACGCAGAGGCGTAAGGGCTGACGCAACAAGTCATTGGGCGGTGGTGTAAAAGCCGCCGCCCTTTTTCGTTTTAAATAGAACAAGTTTACACACACACTTTATTATGGACGTAGAAAAATTAATCGAACAAGAGCAGAGTATCCGCTTTGCGGCTCCTTGCAAGGTCACGGTAGGGAAAAAGACGTACAGCGTCAAGCAGGTAAGCAATGCAGTATCGACCCGTATCCACCGCTTGAACATGGAGGCTCTTTATCTCGAAAAGCAGGCCAAGGGCGAAATATCACTCAAGAAGGCCAACCGTATCAGCGATAAGCTGCGCACCCTTCATTCAAAGACTGCGGCTTATTACCTATTGAACAACAAGGCGATATTCCTTCCTTTACTGTTTTGGCTGACGTGGAAGAGAATCGACATGAAATCCAGCGAGCACTCGTTCAGAATCAACGAGGCTGGAGCCAGCAACAAGGGTTATGCTTTTTTTTTACAGAATTGGCAGATTACAAAGGCTCAACTCGCTCTTACTACGAACTTGGTTGGAAACAGCGTCAAGGAGAGTGCAGAGAGAAAGGAGAGCGCAGCAAATATGTTGGACGAGGACGCTTTGCCGAAAAAGCAGGAGGCAGACAAGTAGACAGTGTTTTCCAAGCGGACGGAGATAACGAGCGTATCAAGCATATTTACGGCAATTACAATATGTGGTCTTGGTTGAGGTATTGGTATCTTGACACATCAAATCAAGTGGCTTTGATGATGATAGACAAGCCTTACTACGACTACGACTACAAGGAATTTGAGAAAAAACAGCGTCAAGAGGAATTGCGGCCCCGTTCAGACAAGGAAATGGGCAGTATCCTTGCCCGATTCGGGTTCAATACCAAGATGGGGGATGACGCTGACGACATACAGCGTATGGCTATGGCTGACGCAAACGAAGAATCTAATTAAAAATATAGCGTATGGCAAACGGACAGATGGAGTTCCCGATAGGGTTTGACTTGGAGCAGGGTATGGCGAAGGCTGAGAAAGATGCCAACGTCATCATCAAGCGTCTGCAAAAGACCATTGATGACAAGCCGCTGACCATTAAAGCACAGTTTGACAGTGATAAATTCGAGCAGTTCCAAGAGATATTTAAGGACGGTCTTGGAAATATCAAGGATGCTGCCGACAATGCGTTCTTTTTCATTGATGAAGAGGCCAAGAAACTTAACAAGAATGGCGCAAATATCAATGGAATAACCGAGCAGTTAAAGAACTTGGAAAAGGAATGGAAGAAGGTAGCCGTTAATGCCAAGTTTGATGAGCACGGCAACTTGACGCAGGAGGCGCAGCGTATCGTGATGATTTACAACGAACTTACCACCTCTCTTGACGCTTACGGCCAGTCACTTACGCAGATAGCCAAGAAAATCAGGCAGGCTGCAGAGGCGGAATCCAAGGCATCACAGAAGCGTGCGGAGGCTCTCGGCAAGTTGCGGCAGGTCATGGGTGCGCAGGAAACGTCCATCAAGGCGATAACGGATAAACTCAAGGTCTATAAGGAACGTCTGAACACACTGGACGTAAGCAGCGACAAGTTCACCAAGACCGCTGCGGAAATCCGCAGACTGAGTACCGAACTCGAGAAGGCCAACGCCAAGGTCAAGGAACTCACTGGAACGGCGGTGCAGAAGCATGAGCAGCAAAGACGTGCTGCGCAGCAACTCACTGCGGAATACCGCCAGCAGACCACGTATGTGGAACGCTTGATTAAGCGTATGGCCGTGTACGCATCCGCTGCCGCCCTCGGCCAGTTCCTTACCAAGGTGCGTGAGATTACCGCCCAGTTCGAGTTGCAGCGTGTTTCCTTGGGAGCGATTATCCAAGACCAGCAGAAGGCGAACCAGTTATTCTCGCAAATCAAGTCCTTCGCTCTCAAGTCCCCGTTAAAGATTATGGACTTGGTGACATACACCAAGCAGGTTGCCGCCTACCGTATCGAAACGGACAAACTTTTTGACACTACAAAGCGTTTGGCGGATGTATCCGTAGGTCTTGGCGTGGATATGCAGCGTATCGTGCTTGCGTATGGCCAAGTGAAAGCGGCATCGTACCTCAGGTCTGCTGAAATCAGGCAGTTTACAGAGGCTGGAATCCCTCTGTTAGAGTTACTTGCGGAGAAATTCACCGAGTTGGAAGGACACGCAGTAAGTACCGAAGAGGTGATGGATAAGGTCAGCAAGCGAATGGTATCCTTCGGCATGGTTGAGGATATATTCAAGGATATGACGGATGCGGGAGGATTGTTTTACAATATGCAGGAGAAACAGTCCGAAACGCTCTACGGTATGTGGGCCAAGTTGGGTGATGCCGCCTCGGTGATGTACGAGGAAATCGGCAACACGGGTTCTGTCAATGCCGCCATGAAGGACGTTATCCGACTTATCCAGTCCGCAGCCAACCACTGGGCCGCTTTTGCCAGCGTGGTGGAAACGGGAACCATCGGCGTGATTGCTTACAAGGCCGCTGTCGCCGGGCTTATACCTTATTATAAACTCAGCAACAAGCAGGTGATGAACAATATCAAGGCCGAGAAGTTGCGCAAGGCTCAGACAGCGGAGATTGTTTCTATCGGCAGAGCGCAGACGAGAGAGGAAAAGTATGCCATCGCCACGAAAAAGCAACTTAGAGCAGCAGACTACGAGCAGTATATCACCGAAACGAAACTCAGTGCAAGTAAGAAACTGTTGCTGGCCCGCCAGTCTGCCAATAACACGCAGCTTAGAATCGCTATCCTGCGCACAAAATTGTTTACCAACGCACAGATAGACGCTATCGCGAA